CACTGTGAATGTGTTAGTTTGTTAGGCAATTAACAGAATTGAACTGTTATAAACTCACCAGAGATTGCCAAGAAAAGTCTCAATTAAGAGACTATAGGTTTGTGTTACTTAAGCTGTGTAATACTCAGCAATAGTAGTATCAGCGTTAACACAGTTCTTGTTAACCCATTTGCCAAATGATTGAGCCAAAGGATTACTTAGTAGAGATTTAATCTGCTTCTTATTAACTCCACTGTAGAGATAGCCGTTGCCATTGTTAAAAAATACTCTGGCTAATCCGCCTTCTTGATCTACTTCGAGGGAGTCAATTGCAGATGATCTTTTGTAAGTTTGAACGAACATAGTTTGTGTTAAATAAGGTGAATACAGTTTAGTTAATTTAGTTTAGAGGAATGCATGATAGCATAGTCACAATTAGGTAGAAACCTTTGATACCTATGTGTTAACATGAACTCTAAACGTTCACGATTATCAGATGCACTTAGTGCTCGTAATCCGTCTGGACTTCGTTGTACTAAATACCACATAAATTGTGTTGGGATAGTGTGAACAATTGAAGGAGATCTTATGAACCCTTCATGATAACAATTGCGCGTGATGTTCACTGTGAATTGTTATTAGGAAAGGATCAACAGTTGTTGTTAATCAGTAGGCCTTAATATTCTTGAGAAAGATATACAAAAGAATAGTAATACATGCCCAAATGATGATGCTAGTCATGAGTTAATTAGATCAGAAAAAGTAATACGATCATCAATGAATTGTGATGTGAATTTGAATGAATCAGCGGATAATCTTTCAAGGACATTCTTGATAGCTTGATCCTTAAGTGCTGTCTCGTTAACTAACACTCTACCATCATAGATTGGTGTGAGATTGTTGTTACTAACCATCATACATTTGCCCTCATCTCGTTATTAGTGAACTCAAGCATTTCGTTGAGTCGTTTGTTATCAAGAAGAGAAACATATTCAACGATGATTGCATTAGTTAGTTTGGAATCTCCGTGGGTTAAGTAACTCAAATTCATGCATAGATCTTCACGAATTGTTCTCATAAATTAAACCTCACAGTTAGTGTAAACAAATGGAGTGGTTTTCTCCACGTTCCTAATATACACGGTATTACCCTAAAGGTCAAGTGATCCCCCAACATCTTAACACTGCGTAGCACTGGACGCTAACACGGCACACAGATAGGCAGTCATAAAAGTTTACAATGCGGTGTAACCCGCTCGCACTACGTGCTCGCTCGTGTGAAAATGATAATCATGTTCGCACTGGCGGCCAACGAGCGAGCGAAGCGAGCGGGAATGATAACCATTTTCGCCCCCCTATGGGGGTAATTGATTCTCATTCTCAATAGCATTAGGCTTCAGACATTTCCGTCATTTTTTGACGGACTTTATCTGATTTACGTATTATCTTCCTTGCAATCTCTCTTGAGACACAGTTTTGCGCCTTTTTATTCAGTTTGATGAATTTTCTTTCTGATTTGTTCAACTAATTCCCAATCTTTTGTAAATTTATCCATGCCAACGTCAGTTAACACGTGTCCATACATATGATCGAATACATTGGGAGGAATAGTGCAAATATGAGCACCATTATAGAAAGATTCGGTTACACTATGCACATCTCTAATCGATGCAGCAATTATCTTCGTTCCAACGCCATGTTTAGCGTATAAATCAGCGATATACTTAATTGCTCCGGTTCCTGAGATAGAGTTATCATCTAATCTACCCACAAACGGTGAAACGTAGTACGCACCGGCTTTAGAGGCCATTACAGCTTGAGCTGAGTTAAATATAAGGGTTACATTAACACGTATATGATGGTTTCTTGCTAGTTCTCTACAAGCCATGAGTCCATCTGGAGTACATGGTACTTTAATTGTAGCATTATCTCCAAACAAATCAGCTAATCTCAAACCTTCAGTGATCATTTGAGGTGCATTACCCACCACTTCCATGCTAATATCTTTCATACCCATTACTATAAGCTCTTGATACACATCATCAGGTTTACGATGACTACGAGCTATAAGGGTAGGGTTAGTTGTAATACCATCTATTAATCCAGTACCTAACCTAGACTGAATCTGGTTTACGTCTGCAGTATCTAAGAATATCTTCATGTTAAAGACATCCTCAATGCTTGAGCTAAGGATCTATATCCAGTGGCTACATATATCTGTCCACATAGAACACTTAATGTTGCTATACTCCAGAATATATAATAATACCTTTGTTTAAGTTGCTTTGGGGCGGTCATAGTAAGTATAATAGGTATATCCAAAGATTCGTTAATCTTGGAGGGGGAATAGGGGATATAAGTATTAAGAAAGGGAAATCGATGTCTGAAAGACAGCGAATTTCCCCTTGAGGGAGAAAGTCCACCCTTCTCTCTCCCTGTATACATGTGTTATGTGTCTATATCCAAGTAGGGACAGTCTTTTTACCTACTTTACCTCTAGCTTCTCTACGTTGTTGTAAATTCATACCTAAGACCATATGATTAGCTGCGGATTGAGGATCATCTATCCATGTGTCTAAGATGTCTTTCCAGTCTTCTTGTTTACGTGCTTTAACAGTTTCATAAGCAGATATCCCCATTGCATCTGTATAATACTTTACTCCTTGAGCGAGGCAATCGAGTCTATCATCATGTTTAACTGCACCTTTTTCCCTACACATACGGGACATTTGATAGAAAAGCATATACTGAAGACGAAGTTCTGGAGCCTCGTCTTTATTGGATTTGTAATCCCAATCAATAACCGACCTATCAAGTATAAGACGATGCTGATTAAGAACCGGCTCCAACGCATCAATGATTCTATCTTCCTTTCTGACATTAGCTCTAACTTCTTCTACATCTATTGTCTGTTTAGTTTGTTGAAGATGTTTACGGAATAATTCTGCTACTACACCATCACCAAAGTTCGTCTCAATAACTAATTTAGTTACATTATATTTCTTACATCCACGTAAAATATCTAAGAGGGTGGTGTCGCTATATCCGTCTCTATAAGCTCGCATTTCATGGAGGTAAAGGAACCCGTTTTTCTGGGATAGAAAGCAGGCAGCTGTCTCATCGGTTCCTCTTCCAGAGGGATCCACGCTGCAAATTGTTTCGGAGTAAGGTGTCCATTCTCCTTGTAATTGCATTGGAGAATAAAAGTAGTCTCCTGGGAGTCCGACTGTGGGGAGGTCTTTGATGACGTTCGACGGATCGGAGCACCATACGCAAGCGTCGGGAGCTTGAGTAGGGTTAACAGAAGTGACAACCAAATCAGCCATCTTAAGGGGGAATTTCTCTGCATCACTTAAACTCGTATCTAATTGGAACTGCAACATATAGTTGCTACGACCCATTGAAGCTTCACGTTCCAACAGGTCGTCATGATCAAATCTATCTGGGTCTGTACAATCCCATTCTTCAGCACCAGAATCGAGATCTTCCTGGATCTGTGGTGCTAATAATCCGTCATATTTACTGAGGTTTCCTTTACGTGGGTATCTGGCGGGCCAAACGAACGGACGATAGCTGCGCTCTGCCAACTTACGATAAACAGTAAAAGTAGTCTGAGGAGTCCCGAGATACATAATACGGCTATCGCTTTTCGGCGTAAGGATGGATTCAGCTTCTGTACAGAGTTGTAAAAGTTTTTCACGCATTAACTCGGTCATGGAGTTTCCAGGCACCTCTATGTCGTCCAAAATCATTAAATCTGCGCGACTTCCTGTTAGCTGACCAGTTATGCCCACCGACTTGACGCTTGGGGCTTGGTGTGGAGAACAGTTTACGTCGAAGCTGATGCGACTCCAGCGTGAATCGTCTGCTTTCGGTTGGAGATGTTTTAGCCATGGAGTTTCAATGATTAGTTTTTGTAGGAAAATGGACATGTTATCTGCTCTCTCTTTGGAGGCAGAGATGATCATTATCTTCTTTTCTTTATCCTTGAATAGAGTCCATAAAACAAACGCTCCAGTAATCCAACTTTTACCAACACCACGGAAGGCTTGGATCTGGAGACGCTTCGGACCATTTTGTAAGTAGTCAGCAATTGCATACTGGGCACGCGTTGGACTAGGTAAGTCGAGTTGTTCCCATAATGCCTGTAGAAATAATTTGAAATCATCTTGTAGGGCGGTTACAACGTTATTCATTTGTAGAATTGTTTGTTTCTTTGTGTACCAAATAGATCTGGTTTCTTACCTTCTTTGACACCACTTTGAGAACGTTTCCTTAGATTTTGAATTAGGAGGTTACCTACTTTTTTTCCCCAGTGTTCCTTTTCTTTTTTCTTTGCCATTAGTGCCTATCCGAAATATTTGTACGTGATCCCATACCACTAGTTTGGATTTTAATTAATTCAGCAGGACTTTTACCAGTTGCTTTTTTAAGTTCAGATGCAGACATATTGGTGTAAATTCCAGGGAATTTCTGTTGTAGTTGAGCGATGTCACTCTTTCTTTTCTTCTTTGTGGTTTTCTTTTTTACTGTTCTTGCCATGATATTAGAGTTGTGATGTGGGTTACTTCATTGTATCTAGAATTTTCTGCAATGTCTCATCAGCTGGTTCTTGTACGTATTCTAGGTATAATTTAAAAGCTTTATATCTTTGATTTACACTTGCTTTGGCAAACTTTTTCCGTAAACTTGCTTGGGAATCATAACTACCAACTATACCTTTCCAATCTTTAGATATACCTTCTATAGCGTTGTGACGCATCCAAGTATGTATTGAATCTTTATCTAAAGTGTGTTTACTCTTAGGTATTGCTACTAAATTCTCGATATTATTACCTAATTTTGTAGGTACACCGTCTGCACCTATAGTCTCTTCTATCATTTTCCGTAATTTAGCAGCTGGTTTACCTTTTAAATTATGAAAGAATGGTTGATAAGCTACTATAGAACGTTTATGATGTATAGCATATTTAGACGTAAACTCTTTAGCAGTACCTTTGAAATTCATTTGTTCCATTAATGCTGCAACTTTTTCAGGTGAATCATGGGCTCCGACATCAGGAGCTTGTTGTTGTATTAAAGAAAGATCTCTATTAAGTTTTGTATTTGCATCTTCACTCCAAGATCTTAAATCTAATTTATCCCCTTTCTTACGACTCATCATTTGAAATACTTCACCATTCTTGTCAACATATACACCAACGTCTGTACGTATATGTTTCGAGAGCTTAGTTTTCTTATAGTGAGCATTTGCAGCCTTTATATATTCTTCTTTATTATCATATATTTTAAGACCTTTAAGTCGTTTACTATAGTCAGGTGTTCGTATACCTTCTGCTCGTTTAGCTATAGATTCAGATACTTCATAACCTTGTTTTACAAGGTCGTCATACCTATCAAGAGCACTTACTTTAGGTTGTCTAGTAACGACATTCACTACTTTAGAAGCTACATCTTTTCCTTCTTGAACTGTCTCTTTACCTACTTGTCTCGCAGCTATTTTAAGATTTGCCGTTAATTTATTAGGTATTGCTCTAGCTGCACCTATATGTCCACCAGCACCTTGTGCTATTGTTAAAGCTTGACTTCTTTCAAAAGGTGTTAATTTGCTTAATCCTTTAGTATATTTAGCTATCTTTAATGCTTTAGCAGCACCAAATCCACCTACAGCATCTCCAGCTACACCACCTATTGCACCACCTATACGTGGATCAATACCGACTGCACCGGCTGCCTTACCACCAAGCCAACCACCTACTTCACCAGCAAATCCAGCTATCTTAAGTGCATTACCTATACCACCTCCCGCAAGACGTAGTATATCATCACCAACACCTTCTTGATCTTTAGACCAATTCCTTATATTCTTAATACCACCACCAATCAAGCGAAGGGCATCATCATGGATACCCTCCTGGTCTTTTGACCAATCTTTGACTTTATTGGCAGCACCTATCATAAGGTTCTGGGCACCCCTTTCAACTTTATCAGCGAACTGGGTACCAATATACATTCGTTTAACTTCAGGTTCATCTAGAGTTATTGGCATCTACATTACCTCAATATCCAGGTTTACTGCGAGTTGGATTAAAACCTGCTCTATTCCTCCTTTCTTCTTCAGACCTATTCTTACTCCCTTTTATAGAACCTTTCTTATTCTTAGCTGCTTTTACTTCTTTTTTAGCTCTCTCAGCAGCTAGGTCAGCTTCTGTTTTTTTAACGAGTTTCCTTTGAGTTCCTCTTGGTGCTCTAGGATCAAACTTTTCTCTCTTTAGTTTACCTTCTTTACGATCCTTTTTCCACTGACGATGCTTCTTCTGCTTTTCCCATAGTTCATCTTTACTCCATGCTCCAGACCTTCTAGCAGGACTATTACGGGTTTTCTTTTCCCATTCTGCTCTTTCTTCAGCTTCAGTTTTCTTAGGTTTAGGATCTAGTTTTGGTTTCTTAGGATCCTCCTTCTGAGTACCGATTTTTATATTTTTAACTTGGTTCTTCTTGGCAGCTTTGTCACGTTCCTCTCCTCTAGGATCAAATACAAATCCAGGCTTTGTTTTAGGTTTTGGTGATGTATCTTTATAACCACCTTTAGGTTTATTCTTTAAAACTTGTTGTAATTCACCCTCTTTTTTAGCATCTTCTAGATCCTGTTTAGATGGTTTAGTTGGACCACCTGTCCATTTCTTAGCTAGTTTAACACCTTTTCGAGCACGTCCTTCAGGTACAGTGACTTTTGCGAAGTTGAATTTTCTTCCCTTTCCTTTACGAGCTGCAAGTCTTTGTTGTCTTGTTAATGCCATGGTAATTAAGCTTTATGTACTCCGCCTTTACGACGGTTTTTCTTTCTAGACCCTAGAGTCAAGTTTGGGTGTGTAATATCTTGAGGAGTTTTTTTACTCCCAGGTTTAACCATACCTTTGCCGTCTATTTTTAATTTACGGGCTTTAGCTTGTAATTCAGCTCGGTAATTCTTTTTCTCAGAAGTACTACTTCGTGCCGATTCTACATCGCGATGATGTTGAGCAGATTCAGGATGCTTTCTATAGAAATCTGCCGTCTTACCAGGATTAACTACGAACTTTCGTCCTTTACCTTGTCCTTTTTTACTTCCGGCCATACAACCTCCGTTGTACTAATTCAGGATCTACTTTAGGCATAATTTTACTGAGTTTATCTAGTGGATTACCATCGTACGCAACTCCACTAATATCATTGGTCTTTAACCAATCACAGGCTGCTTTTAAATCCTGTGTTGAAGCCTCGCCACTTTTCACCCTTTTCAGGAATTCAGTTGTAACGAGGTTATGTAATTCATTGAATTGGGTTTCAGTGGCTTTCTTCATCACTCTTCTTTAAGTCCTGGGAATAAATTCTTTTTAACCATTTTGACTACCTGATCATCAACAGTGTTGTCAGTGGATTTAGCATATGCTTCTAAAAGTGAGATAACTAAATCTTTAGTTGCACTTGAAGTAAGGAATGCCATAAGGATGGGCTTAATAATGATCATCATTTGCTTAAGGGGTTAAGTTTCTGCCACCATGGTTTAGGTGGTGGTGGGGGTTGAGAAGCTGCCAATTGTTTAGCAACCTCTGCTTTAAATGCAGCTATAGGAATAATATCATGACACATATGATACACACGTGAACCAGGACGTATCATAAAACCTTTCTGTTGTAATGCTGCACATTCTTTAGCTCTGACTAATTCATAATCAAGAGCCATCTTTGCTAATTGTCTTTTACCAATAGCTTTACAAGTTTCTACAATTGAACCATCTAAGGGAACCATGAAGTTAATCTGTGCTCCCCAGTTCTCAGCTACAGTATAACTAGACTGGTCCATATTCTCATCAAATGGAGTTGTATGATTACCCATATAGAATGGGCTAAAGGTCATAGTCGCCCCATTACAACTGATGTTTGGACCCAAAACTTGTCTGCTTGGGGCTCCGTTGTTTTGAAATTGTACAGCTTGATTGGTAACATTTCCTGTTGCCGCTGCCACAGGATTGGAAGTGTTTTGGACTTCTGGTTCTGCACGAGCTGGTAAACCTATTGCGAGAAGACCGACAAGGAGGTAGTAGTAGCAGTAGTTTCGATTGTTCTTTCGATTTCCTGTGTCTCTAGTACCTGCGTTGCTGATCTGGTTAGTATTTCTAGAGTAAATGGATCTCCAACTGTATGAATCGTGAAGACTGAATCTGAATCTACTATGCCTCCAGAAGTTGCTGAAGTATGTGTAATATTTTCTCCAGTCCATTTTGATTGAACTGAACCGTACTTCGTTATTGTTATGTCTTCTTCTATATCCTGTTGTGTTGTAGTTGTTGAGTTCATCGATCCCTGGGTGAACTGGGGCGTGACTAACTCGGCTCTTGCTACCGAGGGGGATAACAGTGCTAAGAGTAATAGCCATTTCTTCATTCTTCTTTCTTTTTAGCCATAGGACAATTGACGGGACCGCCTTTATCTTTAGAATTACCAGTAGACAAACCAAAAGTGGCTAATGCACCAGTAAACACCGATGCCACGAACGTGATATCTGAGTTACCAGCTTTCTTTATCATAGGTAATTCTACATAATTCATTGTTATAATGAAACCAGACCAAACAACAACGCCTAAGCGTACGAATGTTCCAAGGATCTGGATTTGGTGTTCTTGATCTTCAGCGGCATCTTTTAACTTACCGAGGAGACTTTTTCCTTCCTTTTTTTCTTCCATGCTTCAATGCGTTTGTTCAGCTGTTTCGTTACAAACTTTTTA